TTAACCCTGGCTTATTAAGCCAGTACTGTCCACTAGGCAATTTTATCTGATAAGCGCCAGATTTCTCATCTTTAAGAATCTCGGACTCTGGGAACATTTTCTTAAAAGCTCCGGCTTCTTCTTCGCCACCAGTAAGAGACGCCGCCAATGATGCTTTAAAAGCCCTTTTACTAAATTCTCGTAATTCTGGAGCTGCTCCAATTTCTTCTAAATCTTGCTTTATTCCTTGGTTTTCGTTTTCAGTAAATGAGTAAGTGTTTACGCCGGGGCCAAACTTACTCGTAAGTTTTGATTCTTCATCTTCACCATCTTCAAAAGAGTAGGGAGTAACCATGTCGCCATATTTATCTTGCAAGCTCATTTCTTTTGTCCTGTTTGCCCTGTCTGAAAGTCAATAAAAACAGTGCCCGGCGGCAGGCTTTGAACATCTTCTTTCGTTTTGACGACTGTAATTGTTCCGTCTGCCAGGCCTCTTATTTTTTTCATTTTTCCTCGAATAAAAGTAAGGTTCTTGTCTAAGGCTTCATCCCCCATATCCGGGTCAAGACTTGCAATTGTTGATTTTAAAAGTTCCAGCTCGCCAAGAGCTATGCCGCCAAGAGCTCCACCAGTTGGTGAATTTTGGCGCATTTCTGCAAGCTCTGAAAATGCCAGGTTAGCACCTATTGTGCTAAGCTTACCTAAAAGCTCTTTTCGTGACTCTGAGCCAAATTTTTCTGATAATTTACCGGCAACACCTGTTGTTGAAAAACCTGAAAGCTCTATGGCTTCATTTACTGCGTTTAAAACGTTGTCAGTCTTATCTATTGTTGAAAGTCTGGCTTTGTCGTATTTTTGCTGTTTTTCTATTTGGTCGACCCGCATTTTCTCTTGTGCTGGAGTTGGCGCAGGTATGGCAAGCTCACCTGTTGCCGGGTTGACAACCATCTGGCCAGCTCCTTTCTTTCCTGTTTGCATCATTCGTATAGAACCATCAGGCATAACTACCTTTTGAACATCAAGCGATAAATCAGAAGACCCTTGCTGCCTAAGTGATGATGCCTGCTGAACAAGCTGATCTATTTCTTGGTCGGTGACTCCGTCTTTTACAATTTGATCTAAAACACCCTTATCTATGCCTATTTTTTTAGCTTGCGGTATTAATGATTTCACGTAATCAGCCCGCTCTTGACTACCTTCCGGGGCAAAATCTTTTACTGATTGCGCCATTGATCCAAGCTTTATAATTGATTGTTGCTGCTGTTCCTGTCTAGACTGTTCAAGTGATAGATTGTTAGCTGCTATTTCTTGGTTTTTCGCTTGTTGCCCTGTCTTGCTCGCCGACGTTTGCTGCTTAGTCAGCGCCAAGTTAGCCAGGCGCTGGTCTATGTCGCTTTGGTGTAAATCACCTCGGCGTTGCTCTTGATTAATGGCGCCAGTTGTTTGGGCTTGCGTCAAGTCAATGCCAGCCTGCTGAGCCTGTAGTAACATTGGGTTCATGAGCTCTGCTTGCTGCATCGCTTGTGCCTGCATTTGCATTTGCTGGTCTCGAGCTTGCATCATTTGTTGATTGGTTTCGTATTGCTGCTTGGCTTGCTGGCCCTTGATAAAATAATCGAACGCACTTTCACCGCCACCAGGTTTAAAGAATCTTTCTAAGACCATTTTTTTATCTCCCAATCCCCATGATATCCATGTAAGGCATGTTAGAAAAGGCGTTGGTGTTGGTGCTGCCACCTGCTCCAAGTGAACCAAGGCTATAAGCTGGCGATGCCGTGCTTTGGTATGATGGCGCTTGCATGTTCGACCGTCCCATCATGCCAGCGAAGCCGCCCAACTGGTTTAATCCTTGTTGTGCAGCCATATATGGGGCCGCTGCAACGCTTGAACCGGCTTGTGCAATAGGTCCGGCAAAGCTTTGAGTAACGCCAGCTTGAGCGCCTGCTGCGCCTTGCCCTTGACCCATGAGGCCCATGAGGTTTCCGATTCTCTGCTGCTGCATATTGTAGGCCGGTTGTAGCATCCCTTGGGCAATGGCCTGTTGCGCGTCGCCTGAATATCTCTGGCCACTAGCCGCCATTTGCTGGTTTATTTGCCTTCCGGCTTGCTCTTGAATCTGTTGGAGTAGGGGATTTTGATACGCTTGGCCATCACCAATACCCAGCTCGTTAAGTAATGGGTTAATGGCTGATTGTCCAGCGTCAGAATAGGGTTGTAATAATCCTTGGGCTTTTGCCTGAGCTTCTTCTAATGATGCCTGTTGCGTTCGTGCCGCATCTTTTGCGCCTTTGCCACCTAGAACGCTTGAAGCTAGCGACAATCCGCCACCGAGTAAAGATGACATCACAACTCCTTTTTATATATTATTTGCCCGCTTATATCACCCATTGATTCAAAACCAATTCTATTCACCAGGTGTCTCGCGGCTTTGTTTTTATTATCTATAAAGCAAAAAAGGGCAGAATAGCAGTCTTCTTTCATTATTTTCATTATTTTCAATGTGCTGCTTTTTACTTCTGCCGCATTAAGTATATCACGTTTTGCAATGTGACACTCGGCTATGCCTGGCCGGACCTCAGCAATAACTACCGCGCCACCGATCTCACCATTCTTTACAATGGCAAAATAGTAATGATTGTTATAATTAGCATTCTCTAGGCTGCTATTCCAACCAACCTCATTGAACACCTTTTGTAATCTTTTTCCGTCATACTCTCGCTCAATTGTTATCATTCAATATCGTCAACTGTTAACGGTATTTCTAAATCTGCGATTATATTCAACAGTGCATTAGTTAGCTTTTGCTCTTGCAATAGTTCGGTCAAAAGTTCTTGCACGTCCTCACCTCCTAAAAAATTCACCACGTATTGCCAAAATTCGCGCTCTTGTTGGTTATTGATCATTGTTGGCGGCACTTTCGCCAAAAAAGGTGTAGCCATTTAATTCCCCGCGTCCTTGACTTCAATAACAGCACTGTGAAAGCTAGTAAACACTGGATCACTTACTTTAACTCTAAGTACTAAGTCGTAAAAGCTAACGCACTTATTCCAATCTACTAGCGTTGTGCTTTCACCTGCTCTTTTCATTTTTAGCCAGTTTTCATCTTTGAAAGTCTTCCCGCCGTCCGTGCTATAGCTCACCATCATTTGTGGGTCAAATTTATCAGCGTTACCAACTCCTGACTCCATGATGAACCTACACCGACTCATTAATATACGTCTACCTGGAGCACCAATCATTAATCCATTGACTGGTGCGGTTTGGAACTGGCGAATAATGGGGCTACCGTTTCGCGTGAACTCGTTAAAATCCCACTCGTAAATAGTGGAGCTCGTTGCATCACAAATTAAATGACGACCATAAGCAAAAGTGTAGCCTTCCATAATGTGGCGGCCAAGTTGTACACCGCTTGATAGTCGAACCCATTCATTCGTAGTTTCAGAGTAGGCTAATGTAACGTTATCACCACGGAGTTGAACAATGTAGAACCATTGCCCGTCGAGCTGTACAGTAACGCCCAAAGCGTTGTCAGTGTTTGACTCTCGTAATACCTTGCTTATTGCACTGCTTGAGATAACTTGCGTCTCGAAGTTACTCAAACGATACGCCACGCCATCGCTACCCAGCATATACAGAAAGCTTGGAGTTTGTGCCATGCTGTAAGGGCTTGCCACTCCAACTTCGCTCGAGCTTGCTTGCGTAACTGGCTTTATTGGCGGATTACCTGAGGTGTCATCATAGTACACATCAAAAACACTCTCACCTGCAAAAAATATCTTCTGTTGAAACCTGTACACTTGCTTGTAATCACCGCCAGATACCTGAGACTTTCCTGGTGAGTACCCTGTGTAAACTGTTGGAGCATCAACGTCGCTCACCAAAAACTCATCTTGATTAATATTCGGCAGCGTCAAAGTTTGCAGGGTTGAGCCATTCCACAAAAAGGTTGCGCCTGGCCCCTGTAGAATAAATTTACCATTAATATATGTTGCCGTGCCTTCAGACCGTATCAAAAGGTTTACGCCATCATCCGCAAACGACGCATAACCAGCACCTGGTACATCGGCAATATATTGCTGCAATCCTGTCTCTGTAATCCTGTAGAGGCTTCTATCAATCAGTGTGTAAGGTACACCAGCGACTACGTGCATACCACGGTTTAATGTTCCGCTCGTGCCAATACTGAAAACAGTTTCACCAGGCCATGGCAACAATGCCGACTCTGTTCGCCCGCTTGCTTGTATGTCTGGGTACATATTGATACATGACTGACTCGACCACTGAGCCGATCGGCTTTTATTTTCGCCGCTAGCTATTCTGATAGGGATGCTCTGGAATTTCTGAGTCATGGCACCCGCCTTTCTGATCGCATGGCCGGTGCTGTGCCGTATCGCCCGCGCTTCTCTTGCGCGTTAGCTGTTGCCAATGCTTGGGCAAAAACTTGGTCATAATACATCGCTTGATCTTCGTCTCTAACCATTCGATAAATTGCAGCAAGCCCGCCAAACAAATATAAGTCAGGGTAATCAGTGAGCACGTTGTTAGTGATATTCGTTTCACTCAGTGGCGTGATTTTCTTGTAGTATTTCATTTCAAGCGGATATTCTTGGTCTGGGATTCTGTCGAACTCAATTTGATGATTAATGGTGTAATAGACTGGACGACCTGCAACGCTCTTTATATCCATCGCCTCATCAACAACGAAATATAAATCATGAAACACTGCGCCAACTTGCGCCCTCAAGGATCGCATTTGTAAAAAGTCGTCAGGTAGTCGAATAAATCTGTTCGCTGTATTAATTGTGGCGGTTGCTCGGTGTTCATTTGTTCGAAGCATCAAACCTTTATCAATGGATTTTTCAGCCAGTAGAATAGCGTCATCAAGCAGCTCCGACACATCATCACGGCGGCTATGTAATTCTATCGAGCTTCTAAGGCCGTTGTAATCGTTCAGCGCCATTTTTATATCCTGTCAACACAGCGTAAATATTGATACTCGTTGCTTTGTAGTAGCTTTTCAATCTTTGGTAAGTGTGCAGGGTTGTTATAATCAAGCCCTAGCTTTGTTTTCCAGTCCATCAAAACAGTCAAAGGAACGCTTGCGAATTTCTTGTAGCCTTTGTTGCTATTGTTTACGCCCGCCAATGCTTCGGCTTTGTTTTGCTTTAAAATCTTTTCAACGTCTTGTTCTTGGGAAATATAGGTCTTTCCGCTACTGTGGTCGTAGTCGTGATATGTAGATATTCCGGTGAAGTGGTCGTGGTCCATGAATCGCTTAGACATTAGATACCCCAAAAGTGAAAAGGGGGCGAGCCCCCCATGGTTTAGCTAGTTGTTAAATCGGCGATTTTACCGCTAGCTTTTTCGTTTTTGCTGCACAATGTATATTCTGCTAGCATTTGACGCTTTTCATTATCACCAGTTTTTGCGAGCTCGTGCATTTGTAGTGGTCTCAAAAATGCAATAGACCACATCTCCATGTCAAGAATCAAAGCAGTTCTTTCGCGTTGGTACCGGTTAGGAACAACTTTCAAAGTCCCAAAGTCTGACTTGTAAAAGTCAACCGAGCCAATCAACGTCACATCGGCGCTTGCGCCTGCGTCAGTCTGGAGTTGCGAGATACCACTAAAACCAGAAACTACGGTACGGTTATGTGGTCCAACCATGATTACTGTAGGGTCGCCGCCTTCCGTCCAGCATGATTGAATCACGCCATCGAGTTGAGCCTTAGTAAACGCTCGTTGTGTTCCGTCAGTTGGAGCCGCTACGATTCCAGAACTAAAGCCTCCAGCAGCACCAGTTGCACCCAAAGACGTGTTAGTCTCAATCCAAGATTCCGCACCCGCACTTGTTCGAGCAGTTGAAGCATTGCCCGCTGAGCTCGCTTGGTTTTGAGTCAATGCAAACTCCATGTCTCGCTTGAGTTCGCGCCCACGCTTAGCGACCTGATATGATAATTCATCAGCTCGACCGGCTTGGTCGGATGCAATCGACGTACCTGCAACCACGACAGTTTTTTGCGAGATCTGGCAGTAGTTACCGATTCTAACAGTAGGATTTAAAGCCAACGCTGTTGGGTCATCACCCTCAATTGCTGTATTGGTTCCCGCTGGTGCTAGGTCATCAGTTTGATGCTCATGGTACACCTGGGACGCTGACGTCTTGCCGATGCCAGTCATAAATGGTGTTTCGGTTGGTGCGATATTACTAATCACGTCTTGCAAGTCTTCACGAGTACCTACAACCGCGTGTTCTGTTACTGTATTAGTTGGGACAGCCATGTTGGATCACCTCACATTAATAGTTTTTTTATTGCTGCTTGTGCGTCACTCATTCTCCCACTTGTCTTCAAACTATTCAGGCTTTTGTTAAATTCCTGTCTAGACTCGTTAACATCCAACTTTGCAGCCGGTGCGGTAGACTTTGGTGCGCTTGCTTTTTGTTTTGCTTTTGCAGAAGTGCTTTTAACTTGGTCATAAAGAGCTGCTTTTCTAAATACTGCCATCAACCGATGATCGTAAAAGTCCTTCATCTCGTCGTCATCAAACCCAGCATCACGTAATGTCTTTACTGTGTTTTTAACGTCTTTTTCCATGACCTCGCTATCAAGCCACTCAGGGACAGCTTCCGACCATTTGGCGAATTGTTCATTTATTTTCTTCTGCTTTTCCTCTTGCTTACGTTTTTCCACATCTGCGCGGTACTTTTTAAGCTTTTCGGATTTCTTTTGTGCAGTTTCAAATTTACTCAAATACGCTTCAGGGTCAATCTCTTTCAACTCAATAAATTCAGGGCTACTCAAGTCGTCCACATCCATCTGGAGTGACAACTCAAGGTCCTTTACTTTTTCGTCAAATTTAGATTGCTGCTCCGCGAACGCCTTGCGCTCTTCTGCTAGTGACATTGTTTTCTTTCTGTAGTCAGACTCCATCATTAAACCTTTTGGGATCAGGTCTAAATCAACGCCTTCCGTCAGAACTTCAAACTCTACATCTATGTCACCAAATTTTGCATTGACTCGTCTTGAATTTTGCTCTGTGTCGCTTTGCAGCGTTTCCGCATCTTCTTGACTTGCTGGTGCTGTGGGTGCCTCGTGGCTGTCGGTTGGCGATTGCTCCGACAGTAATCCGCTTAGCTTTTGTACTGCTGTTTCAATGCTTGATCCGTCTCCGGTTGTCATGCTGTTACCTTCTCATTGTTCTTATTGTTGGCGGTATATGTGTTTCCACCTTACCGTCTCTTATAATTTTCCCTAGCGATGATTCAAAAACATTGAGACAACGCATAAAATAATATGTGTCTTCTCTGATTTCGGCTTCATCGCTTGAGCTTTCTTCAATTCTACTATAGCATGATTTTCTGATAAGTTGAAAAGCCTCCGCTAGTAGTGGATTTTGTAGCAGTCGTTCAGCTTCTTGAGCGCGTCTCGCCTTTTCATCTTGATTCATTTAAACCACCTTGATAATCTTTTTGTGCCTGTAATTCTAGCTTGGTTATTTCAACCGCCATATCATCGGAGTGGTACTGGTCTTTCTGCTCCATGTCCGCCATTTTCATATTCATTTCATGCTGCTGCTTCTGCTGCTGCTCTATTAACCTTGATTGCGCCTTAACTTGTTCGGCTTCGGCTAATGGGTTTTGTTGTAGCTGCTGCATTTGTTGCAATTGCTGTTTTAGCATTTGGTTTTCGGCCATTAGCTGCTGCTCTGGAATATTAGGATCATTTGCGTACTGCGTAGTGTCTTTTAATCCAGTTTCTACAATCAGCTTTTTATATGCTGCGTAGAACTTATCCCAGTCAGAACAAGGTGAGCCACGGTCCATCAAATCAAGCGACCAGCGCATCATGTTTTCTAAGTTGGCAATTCTTGCCTGTTTATCGCCCGCACCCGTGCCAACGTTTATTTTACAGCTTGCTTTATATCGCCACTCTCGAGGGTCGATATTAAAAGGCTGACCGTTTACGCGTATTTCCGTGTTTTCGTCCTGGTGCTTACTTGCGAGCGCTATAATTCGATTGAATATCTTTGTGATAGGTCCGCTAGCTGCTAGCGTTGCCATTTGCTCGATACGCATTTGCGACATATCGCGCACGCCCTGGAAGCCTGTGGCGGTTTTGTTTAGGCTTTCAGTGTCTAGGCCTTGATTGTAACTTGTAACACCTGTTCTCTTTTCGAGCTCAGAATCTGAGTAAGCAATCATATCTAAGATAGCAGGCACTTGGCCGTTTACCATCATAGGCATGACGCTATCACCAATTGGTCCACCACCTTCAATACGAACTACTCCACCATGGCGTGGCGTCAATAAATCGTCGAGGTTTACACGTTCATTTGCCACTACTCTATTGACGTTCGTGGCTGCAATGTTGTTATTGGCTTCACGCAAAAGGTAGCTTTTTCTGTATTGAATATCCGCCGCTTGGTCTGCTGGGCATGTTCCTATTGCTCGGTGCGGCATAGGAATAGGAACAAATACAGCGTATGGGTGTTCGTCAACCTGCGTCATTTCTAACACTTTGCCGTTCGCGTAGAACACTTGCCACAACTCGCTGATACCATCACCGTCTTTATCCATATAGACGTAATATTCGCCCAAATGGATAATGTCTTTCGAGGTGTCGCTAGTTGGATTGTGCTGGTAGTTGCCGTCGTCGTTTTCATCACGCGCTATGTTAACTTCGCTTGGAATATTCTCATCTTTACTAAGCGACTGCACCAGATTTTTATCAAAGCCCATTCGAACAAGGTCGGAGCGTGTTTTCGGTGTGCGCTGGCCGATGAATGGTGGATCAATAAAGTCACGCGCTCGCTTACTAATCATTAACTCATCAGGTGGAATGTTGACGATTTTTTGACGTCCTTTTGAGTTAATTCTATCGCCAGTGATTAGAAGTTGTCCGTTATCTAATTCTTTGACCTTTTTAACTTCGAAGCGTTCATCTTGCTGCAGTTGGAACAAGTCGTACTCGTTGCCGGTGTACTCTTCTTGCTCTGTGTCTAAAGAATCATCGTGATACACTTTTACCACGCCCGTATATTGCAAGTTGCCATCTTTGAACATGTCGTGCAATATTCTCGGGCCGTCGTGCTGATTGAAAAACACCCAGTTAGCATAGGTGGTTTTGTGCTCTGCTTCTTCATCATATTCTGGTCGTGATGATTGAAATTCAGCGAGCGTATTGGATTGTGTGAACATCCTAACAAGGTTAGGCAT